TTACGATGAATTTTACCATAGTCATGACCCCACTCCTCAGAACAAACAATAGAAAGCATTTGACATGTTTCTAGTGGCATCTTGACAATGTGTTTGTCAGGAAGCACTTGTGCTGAAACAGTAGGATCAGGGTGAGTTACAAAAATGTTCATCAGTTATTCCAATGGCGGATTACTCCGCTAATAATAAAGCAATTAGTAATGAGATAAGTAAGAAAGATAAAAGATCGTACAATGACAATAGTATTATCATACCTCTTTGTCTTCTCATCAGAGAAAGAACCCAGCGCATACTTCCATATCCTCCAGAACTTTCTCATCTTATTATATCAATGTCCATATCTTTTGTCCACACCTCAAGCTCAGTTCGTAAACTTCCACACTCCTTAAGTTTGTTATATCTTTTTGTAGCCATCTTCTTCCATTTCTTGACAACAGCATCAACATAAAACTTATCAAAGTTTTGTGGATTTTCTATCAACTGTTTATCTTCTCCAAGTAATACTTCTCTAACATTTTGGAAACCATAATTAGAAAAATATGTTCTCTTCTTTTCAGTCATCGCTGTTGCATTTGCAATCGCAGTTTGGAACTCCACAGCCTTTTGAGAAGACAAGTTCTTCTTGATTATGGCTATCATCTTGGTTTGTGTTTTTAACTTCCGACTCGATGCGTCGGCCTTGACCAACAGATCCCCATTGTTTCTCTCTATAAACCATTTGTTTAAATCCTTGAATATGTGATCATGAAGTAAAGGAGTAAAATTACTTTGTGTAAGACCTTTGTATCTCATAATAGGTTTCAATCCATCATACTGTGATGAACTCTTTGTAGTACCATAAAGAGATGTAGTTTCAAAGTGACATATATTTGCATCATATTTCTTATTTAATATATCTCTGACCTCATGTGTGCAACACAACATAGCCAATAACTTACCACCAAGATAATTGTATCCAAATGGTTGAGTTGGAACAATAATAAATCCCATGATGGCATGACGATTGAAGATACCTAGATCAGGTGTTGTACCCAACCAATCATTACGTGGTTTAGAATTAATTGTTGGGGATCCAAATCTACAGAATCCTAAGATTGTATTTGTATTCTTTTCTACAATCATCCACTTCAATGATTTACCAGGCACAGAATCTTCTATCGCATGGGATGTTGTAATCTGTAACTTCTCATTGAATTCTTTAAGTGAACGAATACCAGATATTTTACCACTTGTTTTCTTCAAGTCTTTAGCTTCATAACAGGCAATATCCATATCCTCTGGATGCATATCATAAGCAGTAAACATACCATGAGTGTCCTCCTCCTCATAGAACTGAGAAAGAGGACTACGACTTAGTACACGTTCAATCTTTACGTTACGCAAATATTCATCAATCCTATCCATATTAGAAAAATAGTTGATGAACTTATCAGCTGCATATACAGCATCTTGTTCTTTTAATAACATAATTATTTTTGTATCTTATGGTAGACTTCTACATAAGATTCACATTTAGGACAAGTAAGGTTTGTAACTATATCATACTCTATATCTTCAAAATCGTCAAGATCATGATCTCCACCCCAGATCAATTCGGTGTTACAATGCCAACAATTCATTATTCAAAAGGTAAGTGTGGTCTGTTAAATTTTATTCTAAATTTTCTAAGGAATCTATCAATAGCAAAGTCTCCTCCACCATAACAAAGAACACAAAATGCACCACCAAAATATAGAATAAGAAGTTCTAACAAATAGATGTTAAAACCAGCTGTAACAATCGCATGATAGATTGCAACTGTTATAGTTCCTATGATAGCTAACGCACCAAATCTTGTAAGTAATCCAACTATCAACAACCAACTACCATATATCTCAGAGTAGGCTGCAATGTATGAAGAGAATATTGGAAATGGTAATCCAATAGGTCTTACAAATGCATCTGCAAAATTTTCTATGTCTGCTAATTTTTCATATCCATGATGTATTAGCATTGTACCTATTGATATTCTTAAAATCAATAGACCGAAGGATTTAATCATTTGAATTTACATTCTACCATAATTTCTGTTAACGCCGCCAAAAGATTAATTTCTTGATCTGCGACAAAGGCAATTTGATACTGGTAACGAGCAATGATGAGGACAGCAGCAGCAACACTAGGCCCTTCAAGGGCGTCGTAAAGAGCATCGTAAACACGACGCAATAAAACAGAAGGATCATTATCCAAGCTATTGATGCACCACTTACGAACTTCTTTGAAGTTTTTTTCTTTGAGATTTTTAATGAGATCATGTATCTTTATATCCGAGAATGTTGCAAGTATACCAGTATCTATCTTACCACCAACAGAATATCTTTGGCATTCATTAAGAACTCTCCTCCAATCAGGAAAGTGTTTGTTTACTAATTCTACTAATACTTTCTTATCCGCTTCAACTCTTTCAATCTCTAGTATGTCATTTAGTCTTTTAAAGAATGATGCTGCGATGGTTGGTTTTGTTTTATTGTTAATTGAAAAATCAACTACCGCACATCTTGAATGTAATGGTTCAATGAGTTTATTTTTATAGTTGCATGTAAAAATAAATCTACAATTCTTGTAGAAAGATTCTATGTTAGCTCTCAATAAAAGTTGTACATCATGTGTGGTATTATCAGCCTCATCAATGATGATGACTTTATGAACACCAGTTTGTTGTAGAGATACTGTAGACGCAAAGTTTTTGGCTTGGTTTCTTACAGTATCTAGAAATCTACCTTCATCAGATCCATTGATTACAATGTAATCTGAACCCAGTTCTTCACACAACGCTCGGGCAACCGTAGTTTTTCCGACGCCTGGAGGGCCACTAAGAAGGAGGTTAGGTATCTCCCCCGCTTCCAAAAAGTCTTGGAAGGTTTTTTTGATAGTGTCAGGTAGTATACAATCATTTATTGTTTTAGGTCTATATTTTTCAACCCAAAGAAAATCATTACGAAGCATTTAAATTAACCAAAAGTGGAATCAGGTTCTAAAGCAATATAGTATTTGAGATCTGTATTTTTGTTAGTAAATTCTGCAAGAAGTTTACTTGAGATTACAACGTCATATGAGCCAGGAATAATCTTGATATTCTCAACTTTGAAGTTGAATGAAAACTCTTCAGTTGTCTCTCCTACTTCCTCACTAAACTCATGAGATGTGTCATTCTTCTTATCACGAACAATGATCTCAATCTTACCATTACGACTAATCACTGATAGATCAGGTACTTGATAGATTGATGCAGCCTTGAGAAGTTTATCTAACTGTTGAGTTGCAACTGTAAAACAAACATCCTTAGATGGAAGAGTTATCTCTTTCTCTGGTGGAGATACAATCACATCAGGATCTGCAAAGAAATATTTTGCACGACGGCGACCATCACGAATTGTAAGATAAGAATCTCCAAACTCTAGATCAGGTGCATCATATAAACTCAAACCACTTAAGAATTGGTTAAGATCATAGATCGCAAAGTCTTTTTCAAATTCTTCTTCTACCTCAGCTTCAGCAAGAATGTTTTTCATCACAGATATTGTTTTTAACTTATTACCTTCTTTAATCAAGATAGATTGATTAATCTGTGAAAAGTTTTTAAGGATGTTTGTTGTGTTACTAGATAGTTTCATTTGAGTCGATACTTTCATTTGTTAGGCCTGAAAAATGATATAAGAGTGTGCAATAGTGGATAGCTTTTAGAAGATCAGATTTTGATTTTCCATCTTTCTTTCCAAATCTAGACAGATATTTAATTGCATTAGATCTACAGAAGGCTTCTGCATCACCAATACTTTCAATTAAGTCTAAAGTTTGAGTTCCCTTTTTACCAGTATAATGCAATGTATATGTTTTTGCAATATATTCTTCTGCAATTTTTAATATCTCATTTTCATTATATTTGAACTCAGTGGTAATATATGGTGGAACTGTATTCTGTCCGAAATGATGAGAATACTGATCATCGACAGTAGCCATGTAATCATCATAATAGTTGACTTCATAATCAAGTCCATCATCTTCATTCATTAGATGATCAAAGGCTTGAGTATATTCATCGCCATTACATGATCCTCATCAGAAC